CAAAGCACCTACAACAAAAGATTCTAATTTCTCAAAACCTTCTACTTGTACTTTGCGGTCCTTGCGTAGTTCACGCAATTCTTCAGACAGCTTTGTAACCATAAAGTTGTTAAACTTGTTGGCGTTTTCTGTCATTGATTTTGCAAACTTTACACGGTCCTCTGCAAGTGCCTTTTTCTCCTCATTGAGAGCAGAAAGTTCACTTGTCAGGCCTTCTGTTACCATTTTATCTAGGGCTTCTACCATCACAGTTTTATCATGCTCATAGCGTTGTGCAAACTCCTCACGAAGTTCTGCACGAACTGTCTCTTTGGCTTCACTTAGCTTTGCTTCCCATTGTTCGGCAATAGCTTGGCGAGTATCCTCATTGACAAGATCGCTATCCAGTAGTGGTTTAATAGCATCTAACATGCGATTCTCCTAAATCTTTAGGTCCTTGATAAGACGAGAAACCTCATCTTTCAAGTACTTTTGTATTTTGTCGTTTGACCCAGACTCCCTAGCCATCTCAAGAACTGCATGACCATATTTCATGTTCATTAATCCTTCATAGATTGCTTTAGGGTAAGCATTTGGAGCACTGGGTTGTGCGACCACATCGACAGTGACAATTTCAAAGTCACTGACATGTCCGTTATGCGGGTCCACGTTACCTGAACCGCGACTTGATACACCCAATCTTACACCTGATTGTAGCATGGTTTTAACCAGCTCGCCCATTGGCGTTGGAAGTATCTTTAGTTTTCCATAACCATTTGGACCATCCATCCACATGTTAGTAATCATGTGACATACACGGTCTAGGTTAATTTTAAGGTCATCTGGGTGATCTACTTCACCAAGAACACTGTTACCTTCTTTGATTTGCTCGTTAAGTGTCTTTACTGCGTTGGTAATTTCACTTACAGGATAAACTCGCTCATTGGCGTTTTTAACACCACCTTGTATGCAGATGCCTTCCATATAGAGTTCCTTACCGTCTTTGCCTTCAACAAGTTGAATTTGTGCGGTTTCGAAGGTAAGGTTTTCTCTAAGGTAAAGAGCCATACTCGGTTATCCCTTAATTAAGCTATTGGACTTTTGGTGTTCACACCAGAAGCTTGTGCTAGGTCCGGCTTAGGAGCAGGCTTTACATCAGGCTTTGTTGTGTTACCTTGGTCAGTTGACTTTGGTGTTGGACGGCCACTTTCAGCTGCTGTATCTGTTGATACTGGCTTTGCATCCATGCCCTTTGCACCGCTGTTAGCAGCAACTGGTGATTTACTTGAATCACTTGTTGTTACTGGCTTAGGAGCAGCAACTAGGTCAACGCCTTCTTCTAGGCTTTCAAATTGCTCTTCCATGTCAACGTCTACATCCATATCGTCGCCGGCCATGTCGTCAACATCAATGTCAACTTCTTCTTCACCATGCTCGTCTTCGATTTCGTCAGTGTTGTCATCAACCTGACCCATTAGATCTTCAAATTCTGCCATTAGTTCGTCTAGCTTGTCTTCAAGACCAACTACACGATCTTCTAGGTCTTCATCATCGTCGTCTGTGTCGACGTCGATCATTTCAATTTCTTCTTCTTCATCTTCAAAAGCAACGCCTTCTTCTTCGGCTTCTACTTCGTCGATAAGATCGTCAACTTGTGATCCACCAAGCTCTGACTCTTCGATAGACTCATCCATCTTGTCATCATACTCGATGTCTTTTTTAACTTCTTCGCCAGCTTTTTCAGCATGGTCATCTTTTTCAGCTTCTGACTCTTCTGCCATGATCTCTTCGTAAATGTCCTTAGACTTGTCTACTACGATTTCATGGAAAAGTGCTTCAGCTTTATCTTGTTCGTCATTGATGACGTATTCGATTAGTTGCTCAAACTTGTTCATAAATTTATACTCCTTGTATGGGCTCAGTATAATATTTAACATAAATGTCAAAAACTATGTAGTTATAGTGGTAAAATGGGTAGAAAACGAAGAATTTATTGTGCTAAAGAAAAAATCTCTAATAAATTCTTACATTTGCGGTGGTGGCGGCGCAAATTGGGCTTGAATCTTTTTTAGCTCTTGCTCTTTTTCATAGTTGCGCATGTCATACATGCGGCGCAATTTTGAAATCTGTTTAAGAGTTAGTTTTGTTTTACGCAGTTCGCCAAGCTGAGGAGTAGAGTTATCATCCTCTAAATCCTGGTAGCCTTCTGGTGCTGCATCAAAAAATTCAAATAGTTTCATAATAATATTTATGCCGGTGGTGCTTCTGGTGCTGCTGGTGCTGCCATATCAACATTGACATCAACTTCACCACCACCTTCGGCGCCTGCTTCTGCACTGACTGCATCGCCCATTTCAATATCGCCTTCGATATCACTTGGGCTAACGCCAACTGTACGCAAATCGCTGCCTTGCGGTTCTGATTCAATAGGCTGGGCAGTTTCTTCGCCCCACAACTCAGTGTTTTCTTGCAATTCATCGTCAGTTAGACCTAGATAACGCTTCATTAAAAAACGCTTGCTAAAGTAAGGAAGCTGTTCTAATGCGCCAAATGCTTGCATTCTAGTGGTATCAAGCTCTGCTTGACGATAGCTGGCAAAGTTTTGTGGTGGAGCAAATTTGATTGAGAATAACCCGTTATCAATATTAAAGCCTCTCCAGCGCATAAACATTTTAAATTCGTCGTCTAGCTTTTGGATAACCTGCTTTTGCAGTCTTTCACAATACTGATTGAATCTGTATTCTTGAATAAGCGCAGTGCCAACACGACCGTCATTCATTGGTCGATCTGAATCGTCTGGGCCAGTAGGCAAATAGCTGCTAGGAACACGCAACCCTCTGCACATCTTGTTGTTGAAGTATTTTAAATCATCAATCTGTCCAAGATTCTCACCACCCGGAAGCGTTTCAACTTTTGATCCGCGGCCTTCAGCAGTTTGTGGGAAAAAGTAATCTTCGTTGATTGATAGCGGATTGTATGTGGTATCCATTGTGGTACCGGCTTGTCCACCTTGCTGATTGGGAATACGTCTTTGATGCACTTCGTTTTTAACACGTTCTACAAACTGCATTGCAAGGTGCGAAGGCATGTTGCCCACATCAATATAGAACACTCTGCGTTCTGGCGCACGTTGTACACGATAGATAAGGATTGAATCTTCTAGCAATTCTTTTTGCTTGAACACTTTGAAGATCATCTCAAGCACACTTTGACTGAATGGCCAATAAAAGTCTAGGCCTTCACTAAGTCCCAAGTGAATAACATTTTTAGCATCAATAACTGTTTCATTGATGGTATGCTCAAATCTGCTTTGTCCACCTGCTAGTGGTGTGTTTGGAATGGTATAGTTTGAACTGCCGTTTGCGCCGCCCGAGCCTGTGATCTGTCCTGCATTTGGATTTGAACCGTAGTCTGTGGTTTGTTTTGGCGCAATGCTGAGATTTTGAAAGTTGGGATTGATGTCGCGGATAACATACTGTTCCGGACGCTTGCCTTCATTTTCATTTACAATAACACGCACAACTTTGGTCATGTCAACCCAGTACAGTTCAAATGTTTCTGGATCACGCACAAACACTTGATCGCCATACTTCAATGTATTGCGGAAGATGCGGAACATTCTTTGATCAAACTTGTTTAGCTTGGTCCACTGTTGTAGCTGTTTTCTAATAATTTCAATTTCGTTGTTTGTAGGAGTGTCTGTGTACTCAACTTCAAACGGCGTGTTGTTGCTTTCGTTTGTCTGTGTGGCAAATTCAGCAATAATATCCAAACAAGCATTGATTTCACTGTCACAGTCCATGTTTTCGTACTGATTGTAGCGTTCAATTCTGTTGGGATGTCCGGAATATACTTCGGGCAAATGACTTTGATAGTTTTTAAAACCAAACTGTCCGCCGGATCCACCAGTGCCATAGCTCGGACCGCGCTGTGTTTGTCCGCTAATGGGAGAAAGCTGGCCGCCTTCGTTACCCACTACTTTAAAATACTTTTTCCAAGACATATATTATTTTCCAATGCGCATTGCTGTTAACAAGAGTATTTATCGTTATCGATGCGCTGCTTGGAGTATTTTGGTATTGATGTCGTTGTTGCGACTCATGGCTGATACAAGTTGATCCAGTCTGTTGATACTGGCTTCCATTAGAGCATTATTTGGGCTGCTTGCTGTATTTGCTGTGGTTTGATCAGCAGTCTGTGTTCTTTCAGGTAAATTTGCTGACACTGCACCACCATAATCAGCACTGTTATAACTGCTTGCAGGGCCGGCCATGTTTGACATTTTTGTTAGCTGATCGTTTGGCATAACCATGCCATCTTTGCCACTAAGCAGAACCTCAGGCCCGTTTTCACCAACAAGATACGACTCTCCAGATTTTACCGGACCGCCTGTTGCACGTTTGCCACCAGGAGAAAACACAGTTAACCAGTCTGGAATTGCATCAAAATAACCAGCAACACCGCCAACAACGGTTCCAATGCCCGCGCCAATAGCAGTTCCAAGAATAGGAACTACAGTGCCTATCGCAGCGCCTGCTGCGGCGCCTAGTGCAGCTCCAGATAAAGTATCATCAATTGCATCGCCAAATTGATCAACACTTGACATTTTGCCTTTGCGGCCTCCTATATCCAGATCAGCTTCGTCTAACGTTTTTTCGGTATCTGTTTCCAGTTTAGCAGCAATTTCTTCTGCACTCAAGCCAGCAAAACTCAACATGTATTCAGTTGCTTTCATCATGCCTTCGGTGAATACCTCAATGCCTTTGGCAGCCAGCGGCAATGTGGTTCCTAATGCTGCTTTATCTAATGCTTGTGCAGTTCTCAACATTTGTTCATTTGCGTTGATCATTGCACTGGTTGTGCTGTCTGTTGTGGTTTTTAAGTTTTCCTGTG